GATTGACAAATGTTCCTGTAGTAGGTGCCTGACACGATACCAGACGCGACCGCATCCCGCTTTAGGCATTTGTCACACGTTGCCATCACGCTCTTTCTTGAGGGCTGTTTTGCGTTTACCCCGGCCAATCGTGATGATCTCCGGTTCGGTGACTACCACGCTATCGCTTTGGTCTGGGGAATAGTAGGCGTCGTCGTCAGCCTCGACTGCTAGGGAGTCGGGGTCTTCGGAGAGTAACTGTTCATTTAAGGTTGTCATAGCCCCTCTTTATGACGCCTGAGGTATCAATATCGTCACTGTTGAACACTAAAAAGTTCTCACCATCCTCGACAACGTGGATCTCGCCGCTTGTAGGAGATGTATCTGGAGTGACTGGCTCACCTTTATAATTGATACTTACAAATCCTGGATTGCCAATAGTGGTGTCAATCTCTAGCCACCTCTGTAGCCGTCGTTTAAGCCACTTCATCTTCATCCCCCTCGATGGGGTCAACAATAGCATTTACAGTCAGCAACGACCCCGCAGCACTCACCGCGTTCTCAACTGTCTGAACCACCGAACGTGTCGCGTCAAAGATACCTTCTTTACGCAAATCTACGGGGTAATTAGTCATGTTCCGTAAGTTAAACCCAAAGCCTGGGTCAGCGTCTTCCACTTGGCCGAGTCGTTTCTCAGAGTTCTCAGCGGCGTTTGTCATGAGTTTGCGGAATGAATCAAGTAATGAGTCTTTGAACTGCTGTGAAATATCTAACTGTGAGGCACGGACTAACATCGTTCCACCACCAGGCAGTACGCCGTCAGCCATAGCCGACTTGGTAGCCTCAATCGCATCCTCTACCCGGTAGCGCAGTTCTTCCATCTCAGTAGGGGTTGAACCACCGACGTTCACGATAGCAATCTTACCTGTTAATTTGGCATAGCGCTGTTCAAGATTGTCCTTACGGTGTGAACTTTTCTCAGCGTCGATAGCTGCCTTAATCTCAGCGGCACGAGCGTCAATGTCCTCTTGCGCCCCCGCACCCTTGAATAGGATAGCTTTGTCTGGAGAGACCTGGACACGATCAGCTGTACCAAAATACGCTTCGTTCGTCTTGACTTCGTTAATATCGTCACCATTGATGAATAGTTTCGCACCCACGTACAGAGCGATGTCTTGCATGAATTGTAGGGCTTCATCGTTAAATGCTGGTGGCGGGATGACAATACCATTCAGCTTGTTCTGTGAGATATTCAGTAGTAACGTATTCATCGCCTCGGAGTTCATCCGCACATCACCAATGATAATCAGGTTCTTGTTGTCGCCTTTGATGACTCTTTCGAGTAGAGGGATAATGTCAGCGTTGGCCGCCATTTGTTTGTTGGTTACGAAGATGAGAGGCTTGGGGAACTCGATTAGTTGGTTCAGCGCAAAGAAGCCTCTATCAAAGTAATAACCACCAATCTTCTCAACGTCAATCGTTGGGTAACTTTGCTCACGGATGGTAATACCGCCGTTTGTACCGATGTCTTTGAGAGTATCAGCAACAAGTGCCCCGATAGCAGGGTCGCCAGATGAAACAGTGGCCACATCAAGCAAATGATCTGCTGCGTCTTCTGACTCTTCTGTAAGAAATTTCACAACTTTGCGACCATCATCAACGAGTTGCTGCTTTAACAACATACCGTTCTTGTTCTGGGCGAGGCTGTTCTTGTAGAGGTGGTAGCCTAGTACGATTGTGGCAGTTGTCCCGTCCCCGGCCGTCTTGTTCGTCTTTTCACTTGCTTGTCTGAGTATAGCGGCGGCGTTGTCCTCGGCCTTGTCTTTTAAGATAACGCGCTTGGCAACAGTCACGCCGTCACGGGTCAACACAGCATCGCCATAGGGCATGCCTAAAATAACATTATGGCCTTTTGCCCCGTAGGTAGTTGAGACAACTTCGTACATCTTCTCAGCACCATCTTTAATCTTTTGGCGGGCTTGCTCACCAATGAATATGTTCTTGACTTCGCGTTTTGGGAGGTTATTCATTACGCTACGGCAACCCCGTCTTCTTCGGCCTCTGGCTCGTTCTCACTGATAAACAGATTCCCCTCGCCATCAACCCGAAACTTTGTGTTGACCGTCACGTCGTAGGCAAGGCGCTCAATGGCGACAAAACTGAGAAAATCCACCAGCTCAGCATTGTGGCGCTGGTTGATGTTGGCGATGACGTTGGTCTCTATAGCCTTCATGCTGAACATCTTCTCGTTTGGTTCTTTTAGTGTTGATTTAGGCATCTGTTTTCTCCTCTATACTAATAATTCTCCACCATGGCACTAATGCGTAAGTCTTCCCATCTTCCTTGAACGTCTGGCCGCCCTCGGCGAACTCTTCCCAGCGGACGATGACGCCAGGTTTTAGCATCAACTTCACGTTCTCTATGAATGTGTTGTCAATCTCGCCGAATGATGAGGCTGTGATGTGGTAGGGGCTGATCGACAAGCTCACGACCTTGCCAAATTGCAAGCTTTCATTTTCGTCGGCACGGGACACGGCACTGTCTTCCCGCATGACTTCGATGAGTACGTTGTTATTGAATGGGATTGTTTTCATAGTGTCAAAAGCTGTATAGCCGTCTCCTATTAGATTATTGTCTTTATAGTACACAGTGTCCCTTACAAATACAATCTGTAATACTGTTTGCACGTGTGCCTCGAACAGCGAGCCTCAATCAATCTATCGCCAGTCCGTGCCATTTGGACAGGGAAAGCTGCGTCAATGATACTCACGAATTTGTCAGAAATAGCTATGAAAGGTTGGCCACATTCCCAGCAATACTGATCGCGCCAGACTTTTCTGTCAACCGATCGGAGTGATACCGTGATTGGCATTTGGTGATACGGAGTGCGGATTGCAGCGTTAATATTCATCGTTAACTACCAATATACCAGCTTCTTTGTAATGTCCATAGCCACTATCGGTTTCAACCACGCCGCCACCTTGTTCTTGCATCGGGGCTTCAGTTTGGTAGAGTTGCCAGGCACCGGCGAGGGACATGACTAAATCATCGTGAGCATTAACCTCAGCCTCCGGTTTCCCCGTGTTCGGATTGACGATAAAGCTGAACATCTCATCAACTGTCGGCCGGTGGTAGAGGTGGAGTAGCTCGCCTTCGACCCCATCCTTGAGTTCCTGTAGCATTTTGGGGCGTGTCGCCATGTTTGTATCCCAACCCAGTTTGCCAGTATCAACTAACTGTCCCGTCGGGCTGAGAGCTTTCATCGTGTAAATCCGGTAATCCCCATATCTGTTCAACCGCCCCAGCCGTTCCATTTCAAAGCCACCACCGTTATTACGCTCATAGGCCACGATCGGCGCAATGCCTGTTTGTTTGGATATCTCCGTGAGTTTCTCATGGAGCAGGGGCGTGGCGAAAGTGATTGTGACATTTGAATGGTAGACTAACGGCACATCCAGCCATTTATGAGATAGGAATTGTCCAGCCGTGTTGTCGCTACCACCAGCTGAGGGGTCAACGAAACAAATGATGAACTCACCCCGTTGGAATGAACGGAATTGTTTAAACCCTGACATCAGGTGTACCTCTCCAATATTTCCTTAGCCCACAGAATAGCGTCCCCGGTTCGTATGCCCCGGACAGGCGCACCAACCCATAGCTCAAGATTCTCTATCCTGTTGTCGTCACGTTGTCCATTAAGATGGTGGACTGTCTCATCAGCTTTCAGTTTACGCCCTAAATGCTGCTCCATAACGTACCGATGCTCTAGCATTGACTTTCTACCACCTAGGTTTATAACTCGGTAACCATCGCTATTTGTGTAGCCCCCCTTGTAAGAATTAACATTTTTACCCCTATGGCACTCTATGCAGTAGCCTGTCTTTGGGTACTTTTCTTTATCCTCTTTACTTTTCTCGTTACGTCCTAGTGGCTCACTGCATTGTCTACACCTCCCGAAGTATCCCTCAGCTTTTTTACGGGCACGCCACTCATTTATATTACGTCGACTGTCTTCTTTCTTAGCGTACATTTCTCACCTCACCCTGATGGTTAGCTTCCCACAGTTTTACGTGCTTCAGCATCTTGTATAAAGCCATGTTTTCAAAATATCCGTGGCCGCTTGTAACAAAGGCTTCTTCAGGATTTTGGGGGTATTCCTGCATCCCTAATCGTCCCAATTTACCTAGTTTGTCATCAATGTATGCCTGATCATATTCCCATAGTGGTGAGTAAAAAAGATTGGCGAACCCAGTGACCCCTAGCATCGACTCGTCCCAATACTTTTTGTACGTGTTAAACCCTGCTGCAGTTGTCTCAAGTATCTTGTGCGCCGAGGGCAGACATGCTTCGCCAACACCGGCCATCAGTTCATACACGTCAGCAAGAGATACCTCTGTAAGGTGTAGAAAAGTAATGTCATCACCACGACCAAACGAAGTATTACGAGCTGAACCAACCTGGAGGATATTCATAAAGTCCTCGCCTGTTTTGGGGTCAATCCCCTCCCATACTAATTGATTCTTTGAGTTATATTTGAGGGGGACTTTCGTATTATTGATCGATTCGTAACTCTTAATATAGTATTTGGCACGTGCTAGCTGCTTTTCTGAGGCCGTCTGGTCAAATGACATCGACACACATTTCTCATTTCGGCCGAGTAGGAACTTTGTGACAGCTATTCCTAACGCATCAGAACTGAATCCCATCTTCCGAGCCTTGAGGATGAGAATGTCATAATGTAGTGCCATGTGATCGTTCAGGCTCATCTGTGCGGGGTTGGCCTGGAATGGCACGGGGTTTTTGTCTTTGTCGATAATCTTGAGATTCTCTGCCATGAAACGTTCGTAGTTACGGGGCTTGAAACCTGTGTTGACCTGACGTGGTGAGTTCATGAGGGGGTTTGGGTATTGCCTCATTCTGCTTCCATCTCTTGAAGTTCATAACCCAACTCCTTCATTTCTATGTAATCGAGGTTCGCACCTTTGACCGAATTACATCTACGGCAACATGAAGTTACATTATCCCTTGTATAGCCACGACTATTATCTTTGCGGTCTATCCCTGATACTTCATTACCACAGTAATCACATGCAGAGGCAAGAATTAGACTCAGATCATACATATCTAAATCAAACTCCCTATTTTTATTGATGGCTCTCATGTACACGGTATTGTAACGACTACGAAGTTTTTTCATTGATAGTTCGTAAGTTGTTTGTTCTCGATCAGAAACAGGATATATCATAGATCGTATATTCCATGCTGTTCTGATGACTGATTGATAAAATTGATTGTGACATCACCGGATTGTTTGCCGATGCCCATTAAGTTAAATGCCATCCCCGCTGCCTTGAGGCGGATAGAATGATCGGCAGTGTCGTATCCGCCCTCGCCATCCCCGTTAGGCACTGTCTTCATTGCCTTTAAACCATCGGCTATCGGCTTAGTGGCAGCATCAATAGTAATGCCGTTTGCCCTGAACGCTTCGGCTAGCGCCTCTTGCACGTTTACTTTTTTTAATGTATTGCTAGCTATTGATGATGCGGCCTCTGGTGTCGATGCATCATATGCTTCCATTGCCGCAGCCTGTTTTGTTTTCCCCTCAGCAATACCCCTTACTAACTTTATTTCTTTTGGAGTAAGCGGTCGACGCTGTGGTTTCATGCGGTCATTATAACATAATATGTTGCTCTCGGCTCCTAGCAATAGCAACCCGTCGTTTCAATATCACCTTAGCCTGTTTAATCGGGATGTCATATTCAAAGTATAGTTTATGATTCATCCGATACAGTTC